ATATTTGCGTGTTTAAAGGCAAATATAAAAAGAAATTATCTGATGGTTCTTTGGCTACGTATTCCACAAATGATGTTGTTATGTTTCATGGAAAATTATACGCAGCCAAAGAACCTATTTCTTTGTCCCCATTAGAAAACACAAATTCATGGGCTTTTGTTGGATCGACTGAAATTTTTAATTCAGATAACCCACCGTTAAACCCAGAGATTGGACAAATATGGGTCAAGGATGGCACACACTATTCTTATTACTATGATGGTAATAATTATGCTTGGGTTGCTATTTAATTTACTAAAACTATAAGTTCTAAAATAGAAGTAGTTTCTCGTTCTAATTTAAGAAATATATTTGTATTCAATCTAGTTTCTGTACCGGCAAATACAAAGGAAGCACCTTCAAATCCAGGTGTACCAAGTAAATACGACAACCCAGTTAATGGAATTGAACAACTTCTGTCTGCAAAGGCACTTATAAGTGTTCCATAATTTCTAGAATCTGACAAATCAATTTTGAAATTGATATCACGAACAAATGATCCGGCTGTAATTGTTAATGTATTTGTCACGATTTCATCAACATAAATTTCATTTATAGTTGTGTTAGATAACAGTAACGGTATTTGGAAATCTGTTGAGGCAACAAAATCAGTTACAACCGAGTTTCTATAAGTTAAGTGATATATTTTTAACAATTCTAAAGATATAGGTGTTGTTATTGGTGTATTGGTTGATAAAGTTAAACTTTTTAAAGTTGTATTTTGGTACCAGGATTTTGAAATATCATAAGGTGCAGTAGTTAGATATCTCAATTCAAATTGTTTTTTGTTTTGATACTCGATAAATCTAGTAAATACACCGGGGTCAACGTAGTTATATCGAACTACACCATTAATAGTTTCGTCGTAGTTTAGTGCTTCAATGCTCGGAATACCTCGCATATAAGTAGATAATAAACTATTTTGAAAGTATAGATTTTCATTGGTGATAGTGGATGACTGTGAAAGTAATACAACTTCCGATCCATCATTCAATACAGTAAAGTTTTTAACCGGAATACGTCCAGTATTTAAAGTACTTTTCTCAACTTCTACGTATTCTTCATAACCAAAATCACTACCATATAACCCAAGATACTTAAGGTTTAATGGATCATTGTTTGGTAACTTAGACACCAGAATATTTGCTGTAGAACCATTGATTGTTGTAAACTGAATTGCATCTGTAAATAAGTTTGCATCATATATGCCACTAGCTAAACCAGATGTTCCAGTTAAACCAGAAAAATATAAAAACTCATTATATGCTCCGGTTTTTCCCTGTAATGTAAATTGCCCGGACCAAGTTGTCCTGGCACCTGTATCGATGTTTACGTAAACACCTGAAGTAAACGCACAGGTATTACCAACAGACATAGTATCAAAAAAGATTTTTAAGAATTTTAAATCGTTTGAATTTTTACTGTGAGAATAATTAAAGAAATAACTATTTCCCGAAGCAAGTACATTTGGATTCGAGTTAATTATACCTTTAGTTAAACATGGATTTGCTGTTGCCCCAACAAATTCCAAAGTAAAGGATTGTGTTGATTTTACTACTGTTAGTGGGACAGCCATATTTAACTAGCCATGTATGAAATTATTTGTGTGGATGACTTAGCACGAATATAAATTTTATTGAGATTGATTACATCTAAGAAAACATTCTGACCAGGATCAAGTTCATATCCATTAACTGCAGCACCATCTGCATTAATATAGATTAAATCTGTGTTTGCAGAAGATGCTTTTAGATTTACGCCACTACCGGAAGTATAACCCGAAGCCAGCAAGTAAGTAACTCCAGTTGTAGCAGTTACTCTACCTGCAGTAAATACTGCTGGTCTGGCTGCACCAGCTGAAATCAATGCTGCATTCAGGGTAGTCATCAACCCATAGATGGCAGTCATTCCAGTTAGAATATTTGTATCATTGATACCAGCGGTACCAGTTACAGTAACATTTTGTGATACACCACCTGATAGACCTTCAACTCTCAGAGCAGAAGTAGACCCATAATTTTGTACGTAGATGATTGGGTTAATACTAGCAGTAATATTAACATCTTGAAGATAAACTTTAAGAGCATCGCCTGATACGCCAATGGCTGTGTTGCCTACAGTAACAAGAGCGGATCGAATAAAGGGGTTACCATCGTAACCATATACCTTGATGCTAGAGTTTGTATAGCTGAGAGGAATACCCCCAGTGATCGCTATAGGAGCTCCGCTGACCCCAAGGATACTTACAGTCCCCTGAACAGTTACAGGACCTCCTGCGCTGTTTCCCTGTACAATTACAGGAGTAGTAAAATTAACAATGTTTGCAGTAATGCCTGCTGATAGGATGACAGGCAGTGGGGTAGTACTACTGACAACTGTAGAGCTGGCAGTATTGCCATAGGCCATTTTAAAGACCTGGAAATGACTACCTCCTACTTCATTGGTAGCAAGAGAGGCGGTAAGTCCTGATGCAATATTTACTGTAATATTATTTGCCATTGATACTCCGAATCACATATATTTAGGGTATTATAAGTATTGATATTTTTTTTAAATTCTGGTATAATATCTACATGTATCTAGACGAAAATATAAAATTAACATTTTCAAGTAAAGTACTTGAAAGAGTACAAAAAACAAAATTATCATATATGGATTGTGTGTTGGAATTGGCAGAGGAAATGAATATTGAACCAGGTGCTGCTGGGAAACTTTTAACCAAACCTTTAATTGAAAAAATTCAAGAAGAAGCAAAAGAATTGCATCTTATGAAAGCAGTTAAAGGAAAAAAGTTACCGGTTGATGGTTGACATTCACCCTAAATATGATAGAATAAACAAATCAAGGTAGGTCCTTGATAATTTTCATGGTCTGGGTAGTCCCCAGAGAAAGGTCACTATATGGGATCGTTTTCAGATTTTAAGAAGCGTAGTAAGAATTCTATCGAGGACTTGAGCAAGAAGTTGGTCAGCCTGAATAGTAAGGAAAGCTATAAGGATGATCGGTTTTGGAAGCCAGGACTCGATGCATCCAAGAATGGTTACGCTGTAATTCGTTTTCTTCCGTCCATTGAGACCGAAGAAGTTCCATTCATTAAACTTTATACTCACGCTTTCAAAGGCAAGGGTGGCTGGTTTATTGAAAACTGCCGTACCACATTTGGCGAAAAGTGCCCAGTGTGTGAAGCCAATACTGAACTCTGGAACAGTGGATTAGAGGAGGACAAGGACATTGCACGATCACGTAAGCGTAAGCTTAATTACATCAGCAATATTTTGGTCATCAGCGATCCATCAAATTCAGAAAATGAAGGTAAGGTATTTCTCTTCAAGTATGGAACAAAGATCTTTGAGAAGGTTCAGGCACTTATGTCTCCTGAATTCAAGGATGAAACTCCCGTTGATCCCTTTAATTTCTGGGAAGGCGCAGACTTCAAACTCAAGATTCGTAATGTCGGTGGTTATGTAAACTACGATAGAAGTGAATTTTCAGCTCCAGCACCATTGTTTGGTGGAGATGACAAGAAGCTTGAGGTTCTGTGGAAGAAGCAGTATGCTCTGGCTGAGTTTGTGAATCCTACTGGCTTCAAGTCATACGATGAAGTCAAGGATCGCTTCAAGAAGACTGTTGGGGATGATATCCGCGAACAGTTTGATGAGGCTAACGAAAAGACTGTTGAGGATGACTCGACAGTAGAACAGATTCCATCGGAAGATACCGATACTCTGGACTACTTCAAGTCTCTAAAGAGTAAGCAAGACTAAAGAGAGCCCCTGAAAGGGGGCTCTTCTTATTTTATTCTATATGATGGTGTACCAGAAATCTGGTTAGCAGTAAGATTAAACAAAGACTGTGAGTTGTGAACTGTAATATGTTCACTGTCATAATCCTTTGAACCTGTGTCTTTATTTGATTGGTTTACTGTTGATGCAATATTTTCAAAAGCAGGCTGTAACATCTTCAGTGTATCTTTTTGAAGTTTTTTTCCTGTCATTTGTTTAATTTTTTTATCCATTTCATCCAACATAGCTTCATTATTTTTTATATTATCTGCTGTTGACGATTTTGCATTTAATTTTGTGGTTTGTGCCTGTATCATTGGAGCTGTTGGTGCTTTTGGAATCAAAGCTTTTATTAACTCTACTCCCTTTGGTCTATTTTTATCAGCTTTTAATTTCTCAATAGTTTCTGCTTGAGGTATTGCAGCCTGTGGCATAATAGCCGATGGTTTAAAAGCAGCTGGTGCAGTTGGATTAAGTAATTTCTGAGAACTTAAAATTGATGGATTTTTTGTATTAAGTAATTTTGGTGCATTTAAAAGTGATGGAATAGTATTAATTGGTTGTGTTGCAGTAGGCAGTATTGGTGTTGTTGGTGCTGCAGACAATTTAATTTTATTCATAGCACTTTCTTTACTATCTGTTCCTAACATTGCTTTTTTATTTTTATCCATATTATCTCATTAAATCAGAATTATATTGTTCTTGTTTGTTTTGATTTTCTTCTTGGAGATGGCTTTGTAACATGTTTAAATATATTTCATATTCCCATGGATACATATTTTCAATTTCAGATACTGAGAGTCTCTGTGAATTTGTTAGTAAGAAGACCATTTTATAATAGTCAACCAAACTAAAATAATTCACACTCAGGTAAAAAAACGCAAAAAGCCCTCAACAACAATTATTTCTTCTTCGTTAGCAACATCATAAGTTAATTTTGGTCCATCTTTTAAGAAGTTTTTTAAGAGTTTAATTTCACTTAAATAAATTTCATCTAAGATTTTATTAATATCACTAGACTTAAATAAACTGATATCATGTCTTTTATTACCAATGGTTATTACTTTTATAATTTTAGTTAATAACTTATCATCATCAATTGATGATAATTCATAATAATCACATACTTTTGGCTGTGCTACTGTTAAAATAATATTTTTATTAGTTGATATATCTTTTGTTAAAACACCATTATTAAATTTAATATTGGATATGTTTAATTCAAAATTAACTGGAATTGGACCATCTAATGATAGTTTAATATTTTCTTCTACACTTTTAGCTCTTATCTGTAAGAATAAAAATTCTAAGTCAGCAAGATATAACTGTTCTGGATTTTTAATATTAGAACAACTTTTTAAAATATTACAGATATTTTTTAATATACTACCAACATGAGTTTCTTCTGAAATAATAGATATAGTTTTTTGATCTCTTATTTTAAAAGGGCTATAGAAGACATCAGTTCCACTTACAGGCAAAACTGTTTTATATTCTGGTTGTGCAGTTTTTATATCGTTTAAAATTGTATCAATGTCTGTCATATTATTAGTCTGCGTCTAAAGTAAGGTCGTATTTTCGGAAAGCAAAACGTACAGTTATTTTTAAATACTCATTTGTGTTTAATGAAGAAAATTGAATAGGAGCAATCTCTACAGGAAAAATTTCATAAAACTTATATGTTGCTGTAGCATTACCGTTCAAATCAAGAACATCTAATGTCATTTGATTATCTTTTACTGAAGTATCATAGTATTCAGTTATCCAAGCCCTTGCTCCTGAGCCTGGATTTTGATAATATAAATTTTTCATCCAACTATCAAAAGCCTGTGGCAATCTATAATCACCAAAAACCGGAAATGTAATCAATACACCGTCTTTATATGAAATACCTCTAGGTTGAGATCTTCCTAATCCTGGACCAGCCAAACCATCAGCCTGTGTATTTATTACTATATCTGGAAGTAATACTGTTTCGGCGATATATGTTTTTGGTGTACCATCTTGACCAAGTGATCCAGTAAAAAAAGAAGGGATATAATCACCAGCAAATTTAATTAAAAATCTATTTGCTCTTTGTAAACCACCAGAAGCAGTAATTTTTTCTTTTAATGCTGAGATTGAGATATCGGTATTAGGCACAGAATATATCCTTTTCTGTTAAAATTTGAAATTGCATTTGGTGTTTTTCACAAAATTTTTCTGCTGCATTCCATTTTGCTTTATTAATTTCAAAAATTAACTTGTCTTTGCTTGATGCTGATTCTTTAAGGTTAACCTGTTTTAGAGGTTTTACCTCTACTATAATTGATTTGTTTATATTATTTTGTTCAACCTGAATTAAAAAATCAGGAATATATCTATGTATCTGTTTGTCAACAGGATGAACATATGGAATTTCAATTTCCTCAAATGACCATTTTTTTATCTTTTCACTTTCATCAAAAAATTTACAAACTCTTCGTTCCCACAAAGATCTACATTTTATGGAGTTTTTAGATCCTATGTATTTGTTAGGGTTTTTTGGAGTAAATGTAGTTTTATATGCCATGGGCTAGAATATTTAGGTTATATTGCTGCTAAATAATTTTATATGGCAATCTATAGATATCCACTTTCACCTTATGATACCGAAATACCATTTTGGTGTGCTTTCAGGTGTGGTGAATATTCTGTAATCAATGAAAAAAGAACTAGAGCTTATATCAATGCAAATCCATTGACTACAATTGTGTTACCTTTTACTGGTGAACCTAAGATGACAATGGAACATAAATTTGTAGAAGGTACCAATCCAGTGGGTCCAGTCTTAAGCTTGGCTGGTCTCAAAAATTCAAGTGGTGGCGATGATGGATTTTTAGAAAGACTTTCTGCACCAGCTGCAGCTTTTTATGAAACAACATTTACTACGGATACTTATAGAAGATTTAGTAATGTTACGGAAGCTTCTATGACCAGTGAAGCTCGCAGAACTTTTACTTTTAAATATTTATTTGTCCCAAAAACTGAAGGTGAAGCAGATGCTGTTGATAGTATTGCTACTACTTTTCGTAATCTATCTTATCCTAAAGTTGTTCCGGGTTTACCCGAAAGAAGTATGCCACAAAATATTTGGACTATATCTGCTATTGGTAATGTTGGTGACACAGAGAGCAATCCTAGTATAACTAGTAGTTGGTTAGGTGATCCGTTACCCTGTGTCTTACAACATATGGAAGTAGATAAAGGAGATCCTGCAGATCCAGTTTTAAAGCTTCTTCCCAACTCAAAATCTTTGATGACTTTATTAACTCTTACATTTTTAGAATTTGAAACAGGAACATATGCCCCCAATTATCAGGGTGGTCTATTATTATCAAAATCTGAAGTATCATATTTAGGGGACGCAGTAGGATGACTTATTTTGCAAATTTTCCTAAAATTAAATCTACTATAAACAATAAGTCTATAGGTATGATTGATATTTCTTTTGGATTGGAATATGACCCCGAAGAATTTACTTCTTCTACTACTGAAATGGGTACATTCAAAACTGTTGGTAATTTGTCAGCTAGCATTTATGAAAAAGATGCTAATAATTTTTGGGGTTTAATGTTTGCAAATGAACAAATAAATCCCTGGACTTTTCTCAAAGAAACTCCTTCAGATTTTATTAATTCAAATAAAGATTACACAGCTTTTTATGCCAAATATCCTTCAGCAGGAAAATTAAATCCAAATGCTTATCCTCAACTACAACCAGAAGATATTCTTGTAAAGGGTACGTTTATTTCTGGAAGAACTGCTGCAGAAAGTATATTTGCAGAGTATGATACATCTTTTGATACTGTTGGAACAAATATAGTAGCCAAAGGATTTGGTGATACAAAGAAAGCACAAATTTCTAAAACAATTGGATCTACTGCGTATGGTGATTTAACAAACCCTGAAAACACAGACTTACTATATTCCTTGATTATTTTACGTAAAGGATCTACTGGATATTATATAGCAAATAATCCTGCATTTGGTGGTGGTGACATAAGTAACCTAAAATCATACTCATATCTTAAATCATCGGCTTTCTTTTCTAAGAAGGATACAGAAAGTATAGTATCACCAGTACTAGTGATTGAAGGTAATGATTCTATACAAACAATAGTAGCTGGTGATGTTCCGGGTGCAACTGCAGAGGAAGTATTAATACAACAATATACTCAAATTTCTACCGAACAATCATATGCTAACACATATCAGGCTACTTCTACTGTAAAATATTTAAATAACAGTGATCTTGGTACTATTCTTAAAAAGTTAATTTAAATTATGCACTTTCCTATTTCGACACCAATACAATCGATTATATTGAAATCAAGTTTATCAACAGGTGATTCTGATTTTGATATTGAATTGATGAAAAATAATAAATTTTGTCAATTTGAACGTATGGAGTTAGAAGAAAGTATCAACAATGTTTTTCCTACGGGTGCTCTCATTATTAGAGATACTAGTGATATATTAACTTATATTGCAACACAAAAAATCAAATCAATTATTGTTTCTATAGGTGATCCTGATGATAGTAGTTCTGAAAAATATGAATGGAGTATTACATCAATAACTTATGCTAACAATGCTATATCTGAAATAGATCAAAGTTTTGTAGTTATATATTTTACAAATAAATTATTCCAAGAATCTCAAGGAAAATCATTTTATGACGAGATTATTTATGAAACAAATTCTAATGGTGAAGTAACTGCAAATCCAAGTTCTTTGTGGTATATATCACATCCATTTGTAACCACACCTGAACATATTATCAAAACATATGGATACAGATCGGTTTTTTCAAAACCATTATTTACACAAAGAAATTCTGAAGGTAATGATATAGTATTAAAGGGATGTGGTATAAACAATAATATTAAAAATAACTTTGAACCTAAAAATGCTGTTTTGTTTAGACCCAAAATAGCAGATGCAAC